TTCTATGAGGTGTATCAAAATAATCCTAATTACTTTATGTATGATGTTAAAGGGGATAGATTGGTTTTTGTAGTAGAACATGATGGGGTTGTTACTGGGGCAGTAGGTAGATCATTGAGAGGTGATATGAAATGGTTACGCTATGATAGTAATCATGCACCATTTATCATGAAAGCTAATTCTGATACTGCTATAATAGTTGAAGACTGTGTGTCTGCTTGTGTGGTAGCCCAGTGTCATAATGGTTTTGCACTACTAGGAACTAATTTGTTGACAGAACACATAAAATATCTTAAACAGTTTAATAAGATATGGGTGGCATTGGATAGAGATGCTACATCCAAATCTCTTGACATACAAAGAAAGATAGCTATTCATGTTCCTGATTGCTATATAAAGATACTGGATAGAGATTTAAAATATGAGGATAAAGAATTTATAAAAAATAATTTTTAGGAGAGAGAGATGAATATATTTTACTTTTACGATTGCCCTGAGAAATCAGCACAGGCACAGCCTGATAAGATGCTAGTAAAAATGCCATTAGAAACAGCACAAATGTTATGCACTGCTCACAGAGTATTAGATGGAGATGAGTATGCAGATAAAGTAGGTCTATATAAGACTGCTTACAAAAATCATCCTTGCACTATTTGGGCTAGGCAGACAAGTGAGAATTATCTATGGCTATACCACCATTTTATATCTTTATGTGACGAGTATAAATATAGATATGGTAAAGAACATTTAAGTTATATTAAACTTAAAGAAGCCTTAAAAAGATTACCTAAAAACATAGAAATGAAAGCTGTTAAAACTAAATTGGCACAAGCTATGCCAGATCAATACAAAAACAATAACCCTATTGTAGCCTATCGTAATTACTGTATAAACGAAAAGCACTATGCTAAATGGGAGAAAGGAAGACCAAAACCAAATTGGTGGAACAATGAACAAGCTATTTAATATATATTATATAGCATTACTAACTATAGCCATACAAGGATGTAGTGGTATGTCAGAGGATGTAGGATGTGTCCCTATCTATATAGGCACAGGATATGATGACGAAGGAATGATGGAGGCAATATACACTAATGAAGTGGGTTGTCCTAGACTAGAGGAGAGATAAATGAGCAGTATGCCAAAAGAGATACTTAAAAAGTATGCAACAGATTTTGAATTTCATAACCAAGTTAAAGGTAGATTAGATGACAAAATGTTTTCTAATGGATTGCTAAAAGCAAAACATGCCGTTGACGATGCTTATGATAAATATAAAGACAAAAGTTTAAGCCTGAAAGAAATAGCTATGAATTATATAGCATCTAATCCTTCAATTACAGTTAGTCAGAAAGAATCAATACTTGCTGAGTTTGATGCTATAGATAGACTAGAAGATATAAATGATGAGATTGCATTTGACATGGTATATAAAATGTCCTTGCAGTCTTTTGCTCAAGATGTAGCACAGCAGTCTATACAGATAATGCAGGGCGAACACTATGATACAAGTTTAGTTTTAAAAGCCACAGACAAACTAAACAAAATGGCAGATAGAAATAAAGAAGATGATTTAAAGTGTTCCAATGACATGGAAGAACTGTTTGAGGAAATAGATAAAGAACATCATTATTCTTTCCATGTACCCTCTATAAATGATAGAGTTGGTGGACTGAGTAAGGGGATGTTTGTTGTAGTAGGGGCTAGACCTAATGTTGGGAAATCAGGTTTTGCTCATTCTATGATTGCATCCCCACATGGTTTTTTAGATCAAGGGGCTAAGTGTCTTATGTTTACAAATGAAGAAAGACCACAAAGACACATGCTTAGAATGGTTTCTGCATCCTGCGAAGAAAGAATAGCTTATGTAAAAGAATTTAAACATAAGTTTGTAGACAAGTGGAAAGAAAAATCTAAAGAGTTACAAATAATAGATTCAAGTAGTCTTACCTTCGGAGAGATAGAGGCTATAGTAGAAAAAGAAAATCCTGATGTAGTTGTTATTGATATATTAGATAAAACACATATAGGTGGCAGTTATGCTAGAGATGACCAAAGACTTACAAGTTTATACTCAGAGGCAAGAGATTTAGCAAAAAGACAAGATTGCGTTGTATTTGGTATGTGTCAGCTATCTGCTGAGGCGTCTGGTAAAATTATATTAAATGATTCCATGTTGTCAGGCTCAAGAACAGGCAAGGCAGGTGAGGCAGATTTAATTGTATTAATTGGTAAAGAAGATACAGAAGAAGGCGATACAAATATGCGTTGGATTAATATAGTTAAAAATAAGATAACTGGCATTCATGGAAACTTTGCTGTAATATTTGATAACTTGACAGCAACATACATGGAGTAATAAAAATTCCTCCAGAGATGGAGGTGGTAGCTGAGTCTGAGCAGTTTAGTGAGAGTTGCCTCTCTCCTCGTTGTGACTCACTTACTGAGAATTGTTTTTCCTCGTAACAATTATCAGGCTTGGCTACAAATTATATAGGATATAAAATGTATAGAAAGACAGTATTAGATATAGAAAATAAAATAACTAATGGTAATCCTACAGCTTATCAGCCTAATAATTATTTAGTATGTGTAGGATATGCTGAGGTTACAGATAAAGTAGAAAACCCTAAAGTTGTATGGTTTAATCATGACGAAATAAAAGTAACACCTAGTAAAGAATCTTTTAAAGAACTGCAAGAGGTTTTAGACAGAACTGATTTACTTATAGCACATAATATAAAATATGATTTAACTTGGTTGTATGAATGTGGTTTTAAGTATGAGGGAAAGTTATATGATACTATGATAGGGGAATATCTTTTATCTAGAGGAGCAAAGATTCCATTATCTTTATCAGAATCATGTAAAAGAAGACAAGTAACTCAAAAAAAATCAGAATTAATTGAAGATAAATTTGATAAAGGTATAGGGTTTGAGGCTATGCCAAAAGATATTGTTGAGGAATATAATATATATGACATTATATCCTGTGGAGAATTATATATCGAACAAGATAAATTATTTAATAAAGATGAGTATAGGTCTATGTTGCCTATACTTAAACTAACTAATGAAATGACAGATGTTTTAATTGATATAGAAAGAAATGGAACATATATAGATTTAGAAGAGTTAGAAAAAGTAAGAAATGCGTATGAGAATGAGAGAACTTACAGGTCTGCACAGAATAATAATATAATAAAACATATCATGGGGGATAAACCTTTTAACATATCTTCTCCAGAACAGTTATCAGAAATAATATGGTCAAGAAAAGTAAAAGATAAAAATGAGTGGGCTAAGATATTTGGTATAGGAACTAGAGCAGTAGGCACTGGTAAGTATAAAAACAGAATACCAAAAAAAGATTTAGAAAGCATAATAAAAGCTCAAACTGTTATATCTAAAAAAACAGAAGTAAAACAATGTAGCAGATGTAATGGTACTGGGCACATATTTAAAAGAAAAAAAGATGGGACTCCCTATAAAAAACATCCTAAATGCACTACATGTAGTGGTACTGGTTTTATATATAGATGGTTAGAACCTGTAGCAGGATTAAAGTTTTCTCCTACATCAGTAGATCAAGTTACTGCAAATGGTTTTGCAACAGATAAAAATACTTTATCTGAGTTAGCCAAAATAGCAGAAGAAAAAGACATGAAAGAAGCAAGTTTATTCTTAACTAATATGCAAAGGATAAATGCATTAGACACCTATATAAACTCTTTCTGTAAAGGCATACAGCAAAATGTATATGACAACAGCATCTTACATCCGCAAATAAATCAAGTAAGAACTGCGACAGGAAGATTGTCTTCTTCTAAACCTAACTTCCAAAACTTACCTAGAGGTAGTACAGCTAGAGTTAGAAAAGCTATTAAATCAAGATTTAAAAATGGTAAGATACTTGAGGGAGATTTTGGTCAGTTAGAATTTAGAACTGCTGTATGGGTAGCTAATGATAAGGTAGGTAGAAAAGAAATAGATGAGGGGTTTGATGTACATGCATATACTGCTCAGGTTCTTACTAGCGCAGGACAAAAAACTAGTAGGCAAGATGCAAAATCTAGAACATTTAGACCTTTGTATGGAGGTATAGGAGGATCACCTGCTGAAGTACAATATAATAGAGCATTTATAAATAAGTATAATGATATAGCTAAGTGGCATCAAAGGTTACAAGACGAAGCTATAAGAGAGAAAAAAATTACTACCATAACAGGCAGACAATTTGCTTTTCCAAATGTTCAAAGAACTAAGTATGGCTCTACCTATGCTACACAAATAAAAAATTACCCTGTGCAGTCAATAGCTACAGCAGAAATAGTACCTTTAGCTTGTATTATTTTTAAAGAAAAATTAAAATTAGAAAATTGTAAATCTCTAATGATTAATACAGTACATGATTCTATTGTTGTAGATGTTCATCCTACAGAAATAGACACTATACCTATCTATCTTAAAGAAAGTATGCTAAAAGTAAAAGATAGAATGTTGTATGATTTTAATCTTACGATAGATGTTCCAATGGAAGTTGAATTAAAGATTGGAGACGATTGGCTTGACATGGAAGAAATAGTAGATAAACAAGAAGCCGATGTTTATATAGAAGAAAAAAAAGTTGTATAAAATAATTTATATTAGTTTGACATTTAGTCTAAATTGTATATAACTGTATAACTTTTGAAATTAATAGGAGGTTGTAATGACAACAGATTTAACATTAACAGAAAATACACTTCCATTTGCACAGGCAATGGAGTCATTAGGAATAGTAGATGAAAGTGGCTCATCTAATGCCCCTTCAATACCTAGAATATCAGTAAATAATAAAACTAGGTCTGCTTCTGGGGCTAAAATACCAGATGGTACAATTAGAGTTGATCACCCACAATATGGAGTGGTTTATGCAGATCAAGCATACATTAGAGTATTCCAACAAAGATTTTTTTATCAAAGGTATGATGAAAATGCTATCTTCCAAACTAAAGAAGGTAAAGATATGCGTGGTAGATATGTAAACCGATCAATCTTTGTAAGAAACCCTTATGATGAAGCTCTTGATGAACTAGGTACAATTAATTGTGGTAAAAAGAAAATAGAAGATTGGGATAAAGCATCCGAAGAAGAGAAAGAGTGGTGGAGAGGCTCTAAAAGATATAGAGTATTATTTGGTCTTCTTAGAGTTGAGAATGCTGTTAAAGAAGGAAATGGAGAAACTGTTTCTTTTGATAACTTTCCAGTTATTTACCAAATAGGAAGTAAAGATACTTTTAAAAACTTTGGTAATGTATTATCAGAATTACACAAAACAAAAAAGCTACCTTATTCACATGAGTTAAAATTTAACATGGAGTATAAACAAACTCCTGCTGTTAGTTGGTATGTAGTTAATCCTACTATTGAACCTGAAAATCTTGAACTAACAGAAAATGATATAAATACTAATAAAGTATTTAATGAATTTATACTTACTCATAACGATATTGTCAGACAAAAAGCATCTGAAGCATCTAAAAGATTAGATGAAGCAGATGGTATACTTGATAGCGAAGATTTTATAGAGGTAGAAGCTACAGCCTCTTAAAAATATGGACAATAATTTAGCAAGAATATTTGCTTACTTAGAAAAGGCAAGTAAAGATAAAGCTACTATGTCAGATGATATAGTAGAAGAAGCAGGTGAATACTTTAAAAAGTGTTTGAAAAAACAGTTTAATCCTGAAGATAGAAAATTTAAATTAAGACCTTCTAATCTAGGTAAACCATTATGTCAATTACAAATGGAGGCAAAAGGTGCTGAAAGACAGCCTTTTGATTCTACATTTAAAATGCGTATGATACTAGGTGATGCGGTTGAGGCTATATTTAAAGCAATACTTAAAGCATCAGGAGTAGAGTATGAAGATAGCGAACAAGTACAAATAAAAATTGGAGAGCATGAGTTATCAGGCGAAACCGATTTAAGTATAGATAATAAAGTAGACGACATTAAATCTTGTTCTGCTTGGGCTTTTAGACACAAGTTCTCATCAATGGATAGCATGAAAGAGCATGATACTTTTGGTTACATACCTCAATTAGTTATGTACTCAAAAGGAGCTAATAAACAAGTTGGCGGTTGGTGGGCTATAAATAAAGCCACAGGAGAAATAACTTATCTTGATCTTGAAATTACAGATGAAGATAGGCAAGAACTTTTAAAAGAGGTAGAAGATAAAATAGAAACTATTAAATCTGATAAACCTTTTAAAAGATGTTTCGATGAGGTTGAGGAAACTTTCAGAGGTAAGAAGACAGGTAATAAACACCTACACAAGATATGCTCTATGTGTGAGTATAAGAAACCTTGTTGGGGAGACCTTAAATATAGACCTCAGCCCTCTTCTAAAGCACAAAACCCTTCTTGGTATTATTATACTGAGTTAAAAGAAGAGGTAATATCTTGACGAAGAAAATTATCGAAATGGAAGAAGGGGATTTTTATATCCTTGTTCGACCAAAAGCAGACGATGAAGACGGAGACTGGTCACATGAAACTACTATTACCTGTAATAAGTCTGCTAGAGTTCCTAACGATGTTTATGACCACTATTTTTACCTTGCTAGGGCTATGGTTGGTCTTAGTTATGTTGCTAATGACGGACTCATTGACATATATAACTTATTTTTTGAAAAAGCATTGGAGGGAAAAATAACAGGAAAAGAGGGAGAAATGCTATGGAACATATTGAACATAGATTTTGAACTGGAAGAACCTGTTGTGGAACGAAAAGACAATGTAATAAAAGTAGATTTTACCAAAAAAGATTTATAAAGTTTTTTAAATCTTTACTAGGTATATTTATATTACATGTTTTTTTTAATTTATTAATATTATATAGTGAAGCAGATATGAGTCTGTTTGTTTTCGGAAGAGGAAAACTAAATGAAGAAGCCTACACAATTACAGTTTGATGCTGTGAATTTTCCACAACATTATAATGAAGGAGGTATAGAGGCTATCGATGCGATAAAAGCCTCTATGTCTCTGAAGGAATTTAAAGGTTATTTAAAAGGGAATGTTTTAAAATATATTTGGCGATATACATACAAAGAAAAACCATTAGAAGATTTAAATAAAGCCAAATGGTATTTAGAAAAACTTATTAGTTTACATGAAGACAATACGAGCTAAAGTTACAGTTGATCTTGAAATAGATGTAGAGGTATATAATGTGCCTTTAGATCATGATGTTTCCTACGAATTATCCGATATTTTACACAACACATTTTACGAAGTAGAAGGAATAGAAATAACAAATGTCAAGACCATTCAAAAAGGGCAAACGAAGTGATTACCCTCCTCTCAAAATACAATTTGAGGAAGGACAAAGAGCTTTTTACAATGGCAAATTAAGAAACCCTTATCCTGTTTTTCAGATGAGACATAAAGAATGGGAAAGAGGGTTTAATTTTGCCTATTTTAAAAATCAATCTAAAAGGAGGAGAAGATATGCAAAGTAATGCAATAGAACTACCCACAGACTATCAAAGTTTTATACATGTTTCAAGGTATGCGAGGTGGATAGAAGACGAAAAAAGAAGAGAAACATGGACAGAAACAGTCAACAGGTATTTTGATTACTTGCAAGATAGATTAAAAAAAGAAAATTCTTTTACTTTAACTCCTGCATTAAGAAGTGATTTACAGGATGCTGTTCTTAATTTAGAGATAATGCCTTCTATGAGAGCTCTTATGACAGCAGGTGTAGCATTGGAAAGATGTCATGTTGCAGGATATAATTGTTCTTACCTACCAGTCGATAGTATTCGATCTTTCGATGAGTGCTTGTATATTCTTATGTGTGGAACTGGTGTAGGATTTTCTGTAGAAAATAAGTATGTAAGAAAATTACCTATAGTTAATGAAACTTTTGAAGAAAGTGAAACAACAATAGTTGTAGGAGATAGTAAAGTAGGATGGGCAAAAGCCTACAGAGAACTTATTCATTTACTTTACGCAGGTCAAATACCTTCTTGGGACTTATCTAAACTAAGACCTGCAGGTGCAAGATTGAAAACATTTGGTGGTAGATCAAGTGGTCCTGATCCTTTAGATGACCTATTTAATTTTACTGTTAGTATATTTAAACAGTCCGCAGGAAGAAAGCTAAAACCTATTGAGTGCCATGATATACTATGTAAGATAGGCTCTGTTGTAGTAGTAGGTGGTGTAAGGCGTTCTGCCCTTATTAGTTTATCTGATTTAAATGATCAAGAAATGTCGTTAGCTAAATCAGGTGAGTGGTGGAATACACAAGGGCAAAGAGCTTTAGCGAATAATTCTGTATGCTACACTGAAAAACCTCCTATAGGAATATTTATGAGAGAATGGTTAAACTTATATAATTCTAAATCAGGAGAAAGAGGTATATATAATAGACAATCTGCTGTAACTAAAGCATTAGAAAATGGTAGAAGAGATGAAGGTCATGATTTTGGTACTAATCCTTGTAGTGAAATTATACTAAGACCTTATCAGTTTTGTAATCTTACAGAAGTAGTTGTTAAAAGCACAGACACTGAAAAAGATTTAAACAGAAAGGTAAGACTAGCTACAATACT